GTGCGTCCAGTCGGTCGCTCTTTTGTTCCAGCGCCTCTGTGCCCGCCTTAAACTTCTGGGCCAGCTGGCCGTAACTGCTGAAAGCCTCGTCATAGGGCGCGGCATCGGCCGCAGGGGCCGCAGCTGCGGTCGGCGCAGTGCGCTGCACCGCAGCCGTCGGCGTCTTGGTGCGCATGGCCCGCACCTTCTCTGCAGTCCAGCCGTCACTCTCCGTTGCTTTTGCAGGGTTGCTCTCCCGCATTGCCTTAACCTTTTCTGCTGTCCATGCCATTTAATTCACCCCCGCATTCTCCAGTGCCCGCGCGATCTCTGCATCCGAATAGCCATTCTGGTGCATGTTGTTCATGATGGCCCAGGCGCTATATCCTTTTTTGGCGTAATTTTTCGCCAGCATCGTGGCCAGATTATCCCGGTTGCTGTTCTTGGTGGTGGTCGTCGTACTCGGCAGTGTCCACTTGCTACCCATCATCAGGTTCGTCAAAGCGCCGGCACTTGGCGCGGTATAGGCGCTCTTGCTTCCCGTTCCCTGCGGCAGCATCCCGGCCTCTTCCAGGATGTCGGCATAGATGGCCTTGGTTGGATCATCGTCACTCAGAGCCTGGTATTTGCCCAGTGCTGTCAGCACCTGGCTGTTGGTCCAGCCGCTCCCGCTCTTGCTGCTGCCAGACGTACTGCGGGAGCTGCCGCTACTCCGTCCAGAGCCGCTGCTCTTCCCGCTGGCCGAGAGGGATTTACTCAGCAGCTGCTTGTTCATGTACTCCTCAAAGGCCCGGTTTGCAACGGTGTCATAGTTGTCGATGCTGTCCTGCGGCATTCCCAGAATGTCCAGGTAGCTGTACGCGCCCGCCTGGTCGCCGCTGCCCATCAGGCCGGAAGCAGTGGCCAGCCCCGAGAGCTGGTCTTTCCAGGTGATGGGCGTCTGTCCGGTGTAGTTGTCCAGGATCCCGGGGTCTACTTTGTAGGCTTCCAGCACCGCCTTGGCTGCATCATCAGCCCCCTGCTGTTTCAGGCTCACTGCGTAGTTGATGGCCTGTGCCTGGGCCTGCTGCTGTTGGGCCGTATACCCTTTGTATCCGTCGTAGGCCGTCAGCGCCGCAGAGCCAATGTTCTTTACCCAGCCCCACAGGTTTTCCTTGTCGCTGGCGTATTCGTTCCGGGCCTGTTCGCTCTTGTTGGCCAGGTAATTCCGCCAGCTCTGGAAATTCGCCAGGTTCGCCCCGTAGGCTGCCCGGTTCAGCCCCTCCGTGGTGGCCATCCCGCTCAGGGCGTTCAGCAGGCTGTTCTGCTTGTCCTGGTATTCGGCCAGCGCCTGGCTGCGCAGGCTCGGCAGTGCGTTGTCAATGCCCGCCAGGGCCTGCCGCTGGTTCTGGGCGGCCACGCTGTCTGCATAGCTGGAGCCATACCCGCCTGCCAGGCTGGCGGCATTGGCCTTGGCATTGTCTGCGGCCGCCTGGGCGCTCTGGGTGGCCCGCTGGCGGTACTGCTGGTAGGCGTCCGCCGCGGTGTTCCAGTCAAAGCCGCTGCCCACCTGGCCGGTCACGGCATCCATGGCCTCTTTGTTCTGGTTCACATAGTCCGCCGGGCTGTTGGCCGCCCACTGCCGTTCGGCCTGCTCCGCCGCGTTCATTCTCCGCTTGCTGCTTCCAATCGCCATATTTTACATCCTCCTTACAGTATCCACGGCAGCAGCATGGCTGCACCCGCCAGCACGCTGCCCCAGAATCCCCGCTTGCTCGAGCGCTCCTGCTGGTAGGCGTTCACAGCGCTGTTGTATTCGTTCTGCGCATAGCTCAGGTCATTGTAGTACTTGTCCACGTTGGTCTGCCATTCCTGCCGCGCCAGCTCGTCCTGCTTCTGCAGCGTTCCCAGCTGGTTGCTCAGGTCGCTCTTCTTGGTGTTGTATTCGTTGTAGGCCTGGTTATACAGGCTGTCCGCCACGCTTGCCAGCCCGTTCATGGTGTTCTGGTAGGCGGTCTGCCCGCTGCTGGTGCCCCAGCTGTTGCCGTAGCCGCCGCTGCGGGCCGCTGCCTGGGCCGTGGCGTCCTCGCTGGCCAGCTCCGCGCCCCGGGTGTAGCGGTTCTTGTACTGCTGGTAGGCCATATCCTTGGTGTAGTCGTAGCTGAACCCGTTCTTGTTCATGTCGTTCAGCTTGTTCTGCACCCCGTCGATCTGGTTTTTGTACTGGCTCTCATAGTCCCCCGGCTTATTTGCCTCCAGCTGATCCAGATTGTACCGGGCCTGCTCCACCCGGCTGCTGTATCTATTCGCCATTTTAATCTCCTTTCAACCCCATGGCCGTCAGCTTGTCCCGCATGGCGTCCGAAAAATTACTCTCGTCCAGGTTCCGCAGCATGTACATGGTCTGATCCCGCAGCTGCATCAGGTAGTTGTTGATGGCCCGCCGGTCTTCCGGTGCCATGTTCTCGCTCAACTTCGGGAGACTGATCTCTCCCAGCCTTGTAATATCCGCCATATCCATCATCCTTTCTGGCGTCACACCGCAGGGCCCACACTCCTGCGGCCGCTTATACCCAAGCGGCCTGGTTCCGTGGCCCTATCTGCCAAGGGCCATCCTCCCTCTGTCGCTTGCAGCGCCATCTCCCTCCGGCCGGAGGGAGTCTTTCCTGTTATGGGAGCTGTCTGCGCGGCAGACTGAGAGGTTACGCTCCCGCCACCCGGTTGCCCCGGCTGGCCGCAAAAGTAAATGCAATGCTCCGCACCGCGATCTGCCCGGTGCCGGAAATGCGCAGCCGCAGGGTGTCGTGCCGGGCAGGCACAAAGGGCAGATTCACCCGCACCCAGCGGTTCAGCACCGCCGCGTCTCCCAGCGTCTCCCAAGCCCCGCCGTCATAGCTAGCCTGTACCCGTACTACGCTGTAGGCCAGCGCATCCACCCGCAGCGTCACCCGGCTCACATACTTGTCGTCCGGGCCCGTCAGCCCAATGTCTCCTGTCGTGGCCGTAAAGTCCACTTTTTTCTCCACCGCTGCCTGGGCCTCGTCGGTCTCCCGGTCGCTCTCCCGGTCCGGTTCCGCAGCCCACAGCGCCTCCCCGTCCCACAGGTAAAGCTGCTGCCGGGTGGAGCACATTTCCCAGCCGGCCGTTTTCTGCCCGTCGCCGGTGTCCTCTTCATGCCACAGCTTCCGCTCCGTGTCGTACACTAGCAGCCGTGCCCGGGTCCCGGTGGCCTGCGGCACCCGGGTGTACAGGTAGTACCGCGCATCCAGCGCTGCCCCTGCCGCATACCGTGCGTTCATCAGTCTCGTGCGGTCCAGCATAGTGGAAACGTTCACCGGCAGGCTCCCGTCCCAGGCCATCACGCCCTCGCAGCTCAGGTAGTACAGCGTTTCGTTGATCACGCTCAGGCTCCGGCTTGCTCCCTTTGCCACACCCCGGCACTGGGTGCTCACCACCTGATAGTCCGCCGGGCGGCTGCCATAGATTTTGTGGATCGTGTTCTCTTTAAAAAACAGCACATATCCCATGCAGGTGGCCGCCCCGGTAAAGCCGCCCTCGCTGCCCACCGTCACCGCGTAGCTGTCGGAGGCTATGCCGTTGTAGCAGTACCAGTTGGTCGGGTCGCCCTGCTTGCAGCTGTAAATGATGTTCTCCTTGGAGTTGCAGCCCCATACCCGGTTTGCATTCTCGGTCACATATTCCAGTTCCGGCACCCGCCGCTGCGCTGCTGCGGCAGCCCCCTCAAAGGTCTTCGCCTCGCTGCTATCCAGGCTTGTCCACTTCGTCCTCTCCGCCGTGATGGCAAACGTCCCAAAATAGGCCTTGCTCTCCTGCGCAGGCACACCTGTCACCACCACACTGTCCCCGTCCAGCTGCTCAATGTTCATCTCGCCGTTCACATTCCCGGCCAGGTACGTTTCCACCTTGTCCGGGATACCGCTCACGGTCATGGTGTCGCCTTTCTTAAACCCTGCGGCAGCCAGCCCCGGCATCGTCAGCCGTACATGATCCAGCTTGATCTCCACCCACTTCTCCATCTTGGCGTCGTACTGTTCCAGCACGCTCACATAGGCCCAG